CCTACAATATTTGATTCTTCAAACGTAACATTTTCATTTGTAAGAAATCTATTGGAATTTAAGAATACAATACCAACACTATTTGTGGATCTTGTTACAACTCTTGCTACACATCCGCTTTCAGAACCAATAATATTTTCTCCAATAATTGCATTTCCACCAATATTTAATACACTACTAAATGATAAAGTATCTAAAGAGGGATTTGAAGTGTTTAATGATTCATAAACTGCTAAAACTTTTGCAACATCAGGATAATTAAGTGAAATCTCTTCATCTTGAACTCTTAATCCATAGTATGGATTATACTGCAGACCATCATTGATGGAAGTACTAATTCCAGTGCCAGACTCCAAATACTTTGAGAAAATTACATTTACTGTTTGACTTCTATTATATTGTTTTTCTTTACTCTGGACTCCATTTTTAATAAATGTTGCGTTAATAGATGATGTAGTTTTTCCAGATGTGAGATTCGATAGGGTAACTTGATTATTTGATAAAGAAAATTGATCTGCGGTTAATGATTGTGTAGTGCCATCCGTATAGTGTAATGAATAACGCTCTTCATCGAATCCTTGAAATAGTGCAGTTGTTAAACCTGTTGGTAATGAGAAGTCAGAAACTGATAAAACAATTGGACTACTTGAAGATTTTGCACTTGTTGATTGGGCACTAAAGGTTAAAATTGAGTCATTTAAGTCAATGGATGATAAATTAGAATTAGGAACTTCAGCATATAAAAATCCTTTTTCAAGATTTCTAATTGTAGGTGCGCCAATACTAAAAGATATATTTGTGGAAACTCCAATCGCACCATTACAAACACCAGTTACAGTCGCAATACCCACGACTGTCATTGAGTCGCCAGTTAGACTGATACTAGTTACTCTATTAAAGTTTTCTACAGACCCTGTTGAAGTTTGATATTGAATAATGCTTCCAGGTTTAATTACATTAAAAAACTTTCCTGGAGAGGTTACTACACCACCAGCACTAATATTAACAGTATCGGAAGCATTAAATCCAATAGGAAGTTGTTTAGATAGAACTGAATCGCCTATAAATGCTGTGGTAAATCCAGAAACAGATGTTGATTGGTAAACCTGTTTAATATCATCACTATTATATACTGCAATATTTGCAATAGATCTTGGATATAACTCTAAACCATTAATGATGATTTGCTCACCTTTGATGAAAGTTCCCGAAGTTTGCCTTACATTAACTGTAGTTGTCCCATTTCCAGCAGAAACTACATATCCACTTGCTCCACTACTTTTTCCTTTGATAAATGAAGAGGAAGGTAATTGAGATTGTGATAATGCTTGATTTAAAATTAAAGTTGTATATGTTTGAATGTCGTATAAATATAAATCCCAATTTGTAGATGCTGATGAATAGGCGGCATCAGTTAATCTAAAATTATAAACTCTTGCGTCCCCAATTTTAGTTGTCGAACTGGGATTTCCAGATGCACTTCGCCTTACAGAGTGAAGTTCTACTGATTCATTTTGTTTTGGAGATCCTGTAATATTATTAATTCTTAGTAAACTTCCCATTTCAAATGGAATGCTTACATTACCCACGTTCTGTGTATCTCTTGGTTTTGATACATCTAAAATAGTAGTAGAAATTTTTTCAATATCATATCCTCTTACATATGCCTTACCAGGAGATAATTTAATACACATTAAATTATCAGATGGGGTGTTTCCACTTTCAGTTTTTTGGTCTTTAAAAAATAAACCGTTATTTCCAAGTCTATTATTTAAAGAGTCGTGAAGAGAAACTTTGAAAGGAGATACTGAATAATTTCCAGACTCATCATATGTTCTTTGTGCCAAATAATCTTTAATAACAGAATATTCAGTATTTGTGTTTAATTTTTTAACTTGCCCAGCATCTAATCTAAGAAGTTCAATAAAATCTATATCACTATCTACACTATCAATTGTCTTTTTAGTTAAAGATAGACCTATTTTAAATCTATCTGCTCCAGGAGCAGCATAGTTAGTAAATCCTTTTGCATTATCGTATAGAGAATCATCTTCTTTTGCAGTTATGATTTCTTCAGATACTTTAAGACCTACTCTGTAAGATGGTGTGTTGGTATAGTAATCTAAGATGATTGTTTGTTTTGAAACATTTACAAAAGTTCCTCTTACAAAATAAATTCCAGTATCAATAGAAACAGCAGAACCAACAGCAGTTGCATCAGTAGAAATAAGTGATGCAAAAGGATTTCCTGCTACAATAGTAGTATTTCCATAAACAACATTTTCACTAGAAACTAATGATTCACCGTTCTGGAAAGGAGTAATTGAAAAATTTTCTCCAGAATCATTATATTTTACATATAATGTAATATATTCTAAATTATTAATTGAATCTGGCACTTCAATTTTTTGAATAACTCCAGTAACCCCAGATATTTGTCCTGTGATTTTTTTACCTAAAAATTGATTAATGTAAAGTGAGATATTTACACCAAAATTAGTGGGATTTAATTTAACAGCATTAAACTGTGGATCATAAGTTAAGTTTCCTGGAATTACTACAGATCCCTCTTTAAAAATATGACTACCGAAGGATTCAACTTGATTTTGTAAGATTGATTGAATATTATTTAATTCTCTTGCTTGTACAGGTTTTCCTGGATTAAAAAGAACTTTATAAAAATTCTTTTCGGCGTCAAAATCATCAAAGTATGGACTTACATTTAAGTTTGTTTTTTGTGCCATTGGTTAGAATTCCAGGATAATTTTAATGTCTTCTTTTTGTCTAACATTACGAGATACAAGAGGTCTATTGTCAATATAAATTACATCTCCTGTTTTTTTATTTATTTCAGGATTTGCAAGACCATTTGTAAATGTTACTCCAAGATTAATAATTGAATTGTTTACTGTAGTTGTAATTCCAGAAAAAGAAGATATTTGTCCAGAAAAACCACTTGTTTCACCAACTACATTTCCTCCAGAAGAACTAAAGTTAATATTTCCGTTTGCTTCTGTAGAAACTCCAACATAATCAGTTTGATCGTGCGTAGAACCATAGTATAAAGATCTATCTCTAAAATATTTTAAAACTTTTGTATCTGAATCATAAGAAGCAACATATCCAACAGCAATTCCTGTGGATACTGTTTGACTGATTTTTTCTCCAACTTCAGGTAAGAATGAATTAACGGAGTCAAACTGTATTGCATATAAACCAGAAAATTCACCTCCACTAAAAGTTTCTGTGGATATAAATGACGTTGGATTTTTTAAAATTCCAATCTGACAAAATTTTGTGTTTGTTGGAAAATCTCTAGTGGAATCATCAAATCTTGCATAAATCATCACTCTATCAGCACCTAATTCTTTATACAAATCAAATCCGTGCCCTCTAGATGGCGGTATAATGGGGATTAACTTAGCTGGGTTACTAATAGTGCTTCCTGGTTGTAGAGGACCCAAATCAACGATTCCATAGGTGTATCCGGTGCCTCCAGATGTTACGGTAGTATCTGTAATTTCTCCATTGGCGTTTGTTTGTACAAATACTCTTCCTCCATTACCATTTCCTAAAATATCTACTTCACCTGAAGTATAATTAGATCCAGCATTGTCAATATAAACCGTTTTAATTTGATTATTGTTTATTGAAGAATCTCCATTTTCTCTTACCGCAACAATTTGAGATTCTGTAGATGTTTCCCAGTTATTTGGTAGTGTTATGTATTCTGTTGAATCAAATTTTATAATATCTGAAGGAGCAACCGTAAAAAGATATTTCCAAACATACCCATCCTCTCCCGTTCCAGCTACCGTAGGTTCTAAATCTGTAGTAGTTGGTTCATATTGTGACTGGTTTCCTGTTGTATTAATTCCGCTAGAACCGTTTTCAATGCATATGTAAACGTTATAATCACTGTTTAGTACATAATATTCCGAATCATAAAGTCTTGCTCTCCTTGATACTGGAGATAAGTTTTCAATGCTGTAATCGTGCCTATACATATCATATTTCTTACCTCTTACCCAATCAACTCTTTTAACAACTCTTCTTATGTTTGAAGAAGTAACTTTTTTTCCAAAAAGGAGAGTATCTTCATACTGAGTCAAATAATCTAAGTTGTCTGTGGGATTGGGCACTACACCATTGGATATTCCGGGACCATCCCAATTTACATTTCTACCAAAACCAGTATAAAGATTTGGATTAGTAAGACCAACCCAAACATAATATGAATTAGAAGAATCGTCTATGGATTCTATAAAATTACTGGCGTTTAAAATTCTAAATTGATCTGTTACAAGTGCAGACATCTATATGATTCTTTTTGTTATATTTATATTGTGTTATAGATCCTTTTTCAAGGATCCATTACCCCTCAAACCATATCCCCTTCTTTGGATAATTGGATATGTAGACAATCCAGCATTGTATCCAAGTGTAGTGATTCCAACACTAGACGTATATCCAGTTACTCCTATTGAAATTGGATTTGCAGATCTGGAGAATCCAGATAATCTTCCCCAAGATAATTTACCGATCGGATAATCAAGTGTTCCAGTAGTAGCGATTCCAACAATAGAAGTATTGGAAGCGATATTACAAGTTATAATTCCTAAGGTTGAATTAATTGCGTGAATTTGATAAATGTTATTTAAGAAAGAGGTGCTAATGGCAACAATATCAGTATTACTTGTGTTAATAGATGTTACACCTTGCCCAACGGAAGTCTCAGAAATATAAACTGGATATCCAACTTGCAAATCTGGGAATGAGAATGGATCTCTATCTAAAGTAAACTTGAGTGCTAAAGGAGATCCTATTCCATTTGCAGTCTCGATACCAATAATCGAAACATCATATCCCTCTACATCTGATATATTCGTAATGATTTCATATTCCTCAGCAGAATCATTTGAAAAGATGAAAGCATCAAAATTAATTGGGGATTGATTTTCATAATTGAAAAGACTACTATCATCAACAAATATTTCACTTGTAGAATTATTAAAATCACCAATAATATTTGCTGTAGGGTAAATTTGAGACTCTAAGGAGTCTCTTGATTTAGAAATAGTTTCACCATTGAGTATTAAGTCTGTTTTTTGTTTAGTCCAGTAAAGAGGTTTATTATTAATTTCATCAACTCCTTGATTTACATAAAGATTAGTCTCAATCTTATCTGAAGCAGATATATCGTAAATTATTCTCTTGTCTTGAGTGATTGTATTTTGAATATTTGCATTATTACTGAAAATTTGTACGGTATCGCCAACTTTGATAGTTTCTACAGCATTAATTTGGAGAGTATCTTGATCTCTTGTACCACGATAGAAAAATATTGATATATTATCTTCAGGTTCTGGAGCAACCGAGAATGTGAATGAAGTTCCACCACTAAACTGGTAAGAAATTCCAGGTTCTTGTAGAACTCCATTAATAAAGATGAGAAGAACAGAATCTAAATCAATTAACTGTGAGTCTGGATCATTCTCATCAGTTTCAAAACTAAGAAGTTCTGAATTATAGAAAAGTGGGAATCTAGTTCTCATGCCATCTTGATATTGTTTGACAGAATCAATATAATCTAGTTCACCAAACTGCCAAGCAGAGAAAGAATCTGTAAATACATCAAGAACAGTTAATTCAAATTCACTTATTGGTGAAGAAAGACCCTTTGCAGTTACTAATCCTACTGGTTTAAATACATCCCCCACTCTAAATGAGTAACCATTTCTAGTTATTTTAAATGTTTTAACCTCAAACAAAGTAGAACCAATTCCTGTAGTAGTTGAACTTGCTCCTACTTCAATATTTAAAAGAAGACCAATTCCAGTATCTGTAGTAGATCCAATCCCTAGTCTTGAAACTCCAGTTATAGGTAAATTTTCATATGATGGGGAAGATACATTAATTGTTGGATTTGTATACCCAGTACCTGGATTGACAACATTAAATGATAAAGTTCCACCTGCACCTACATTTGCTGTTATAACTGCACCAGTTCCAATGTGTCCACTTTCTGTCACTGCAACGGAGACTGGATAACGATATCCAGATCCAATGATATCCATTGTTCCGATTCCAATGGCAACAATAGTTCCACCAGCACCAACAACTGCGGTAACCGATGCTCCAACTAGAGGTGCTATACCTAAACCTCCGGTAGACCCAAGAGATACAATTACACCACCACGTGGTAGTTGATTTTGATTAATATCAGATTCTGATGTAAATAATACATCATTAGTAGAAGTTATTCCAGTAAATGTAATATTTGTAATACCCAAATTTTCTGTTATAAAGTAATTATTTGAAGAATTATTAAAAGTAGTTGGAGATTGGAAAATATTATTGATGAATACAATTCCGCTTCCACCAGAAGTTCCCAATCCTACCGTGTTTATTCCCTGAGAAGTTAAAATGAAAGTTTGTCCAATTCCAGTAAATTGATCAGAAATATCATCGTAGACTTGATTAGTAGCATAATCTTCACGTAAGAAAACTCTACCACTGAAAGATGCTCTTTCTCTTGGTAAATTAGATTCACTTGGTCCGAGTAAATCAAGTGAATTTCCTCTAGGAGCTTCGGTAAAGAAAATTTTACTTTCTGAAACATTATAAGAACCTCTATAAACTCTAGCGATAGAAGTATCAGTATGTAATCCAGCAGTAGATCCTACAAATCCACGTGTCACTTCGACAAGAGGAACGCTACCGTTGAATGTAATTGGACCTATACTTGTAGTTCCTAGACCAACATTTTCTATTCTCATATACTCATTATCAATTTTTAGTATGTCGCTTGGAACAATTGAACTAATTCCACTTAAAGCAAAGATAGTGGAAGCAGTTCCAATTTGACCACCATTACCAGATAATGTATGAGTTATGGAAGAGTATGAGAGAGGACTTTGTACTACATCATTAATTGAGATTACAGTTTTCTCATTCTTTTTATACATTTCCAATTGATGAGCATTTCCTAGACCCAAAGAAGTAAATGTAACTCCAATTCCCTGAGATGCATAATCTTGTCTTGTAGAAATTCTAAAAGAGTCATTACTTTCTTTGATCGCATAAACAACAGATGGTAATATTGTTGTAACAACACCAACATAATTTGTTGTTGCACCAATTCCCATAGCAGAAGTTCCAATTCCTATGAAGGATGATTTTGGGGTATAGATTAACTGCTCTCCTGTGCTGTAAAAATGATTTGGAATCGTAAAGACTCCTGTAGAAGGATTTAAAACCTCAGTATCTGAGGGATCAAAAGTCTTCATAAAAATTGGAACACCTTCATATTCAGCTTCAAAATCATATTTGTTAATACTAGATGAATTCGCACCAAAATATTTTGCAACTTTAACGGATTGTTGAACTGGAGTATAATTTAATGCAGGAGGAATATTAACTGTATCTAATTGTGTATAGAAGTTTTCACTGAAAGAAAGTATTTCCAAATCTCCAGAAATTGATGGATCCGCATAAAACTTAACTATAAAATCATTTCCAGAAAGTTCTGCACCAAAAGTTCCTATTCCTGAAGTACTTCCTATGGATAAAAATGGATACTGAACAGAATAAGCATTATTTCCTTCATTAATTGCCATTACTTGATGTAACGCACTAGTCTCTCCAAAACCAACTTTAATTACTGATTTTGATGATGTAAATAAAGACTTATCTAAAACTAAAACACTTGTGGATCCTGAAGAAATATTATTGAATTGAGATTGAAATACTACAGTTCTTTCATTTCCATTAGATTGACCAGGAAGTTTAAATCTATAATCGCCGGTTCCAACTGCCGTAGTTCCAAATCCAACATTTTTAGTTCTAACTGTAATTGTTTCTGATGATGTATTTGTATAGTTTAAAGATAAAATTCCACCAGTAATAGATGCTCCGAAAGATCCAATAAAACTGGAACTCGTTTCAGTTAAATCATCATCAAAATAATATTCACTTATATACGTATTTGTACCATCATGTGTTAAATAAACTTCCACATAATTCATATCAGAACTATCATTATTCAAAATATGAATATTTGAGTAAACTGCTGAGTATTTTGATGAATTTAAATCAAATAATGAAGTTGTTATACCACTAGAAACGATTTTATTCGCTGATATCAAGTCTACAAATCCAACACTTTGAGTAGTACCTACTCCAGTTTTGGAAGTAAATGTATCTTGTAAAATTTTGATATCAAAATCAGAATTATTAATGTCTTCTGGTTCAAATCTTAAATAGAAATTAAGACCATTATCTACATAACCTTCAATATTTGCTAATGCATTTTCAGAATTTAATGAACTTAATGATGCTTTCTGCAAAGTAAAAATATTTTTATCATCATTAATTGTTATCAGTTCAGTAAATTGCGTCTCATTAGTGAAAATATTACGAGTTTGAATCAAAAATCTATTGTAATTATTTCCAGAATTAATTTGAGATATGTTAGATACACCAATTGACTGATCATTTTCACTTGAAAATAGAGAACTGATGTCATCTATTTTTAAAACTCTATTAGTCTTACAAAGAATATAATCCGAAAGAGATATATTGTTAAATTTAATAAACTTTGATTTATTTTCAAACGTATCAACATCAATAACTAAGTCTAGATTATTGATTGTATCTACTCTATTATCACTTTCAAATACATTTAACAGAGATAAGGTAGACTCCGTAGTTCCTATTCCAGATTGAACATTTTGAAGAAGTTGTGTATCGGCAAAGTTTTTCGTTCCACTAATATGTAACAAATTATTAACTGGAGTAACAATTTCTTCCCAAGTTTTGCTACTTTTTACCGAATAAGATAAATTTTGATAATAATCATTATCTGAGGTAACTTGGAAATTTTCACTTAATTTTCCAGTATCAGATTTCCAACCAAATTCTTGGAGATTAAAGTAATCTACGTTATAAACACCATCAACAGTCTTAACTGAGTCTATAGTTGCTATATTAGAAGATTCGGTTCCTCTTATTACCTCACCTGCAGAAAGTTCATAATTGCCAGATACTCTAACAAAATTTTCATCACAATTAACTACTACTAAATCTCTAACTATAAATCCATCTCCATTATTTGAAGATAACTTTTCTCCAATTAAGAATGGGGAAAACTTTTGTATAGGTTCAAATTGTGGATAATTATTGAAGTTAATTATTGTGGCGTAAGACTCTTGAATTGTTTTTGCTATTCCAGGATTTGTAGATAATCCTGACAGATTAAATTCTAATTTAGCAGGATTTATATTTTGGAAATTTGTAACTGTAAAAAATTGATATCCATAATTTGAAGAATTAAATCCATCTCCAGCAGATCCACTTTTTTGAACACCTTCAACAAAAATTTTATCACCAATCGCAAATGGTGCTGATGTAAAACCTGCTAGTGGGGTTGTTAAGAAGCAAGTAACTACACCCGAAGAAGATTGAATTGTGTTTATTGAAATTCCATTGGAATTATTAATTGCTCTAATTGTAACTGGATTAATTGGAAGACCTTTTGGTTCATTTTCGATAGTTACAGATACAATAGAAGAACCAGATAAATTTGCTCTGAGTAATCCAGAGTCAATTAATTCTCCACTATTACTATCAACACAGATTAAGTCTGGTGATGAAGTATAATTTTGCCCACCATTCAAAATATTAATAGTTTCAATTGTATTTGAAGATGAAATATACGCAAATTGTGGTATAGAAGCTGTTGGTCTTAAAGTTTTATCTGATGAATATTCAAAACCTTCATTGATAATTCTACTTTGTTTAAGTTTACCGATAGTTGTTGAAACTGGAACAATAAAAGCACCAGATCCATTTTCGGTGTTTACTCTATCAAATAGTGGAAGAGATGTATATGATGACCCACCAGATAAAAGTCTTACTTTATGAATGCCACCAATTGCAGATTGTGAGGTAGTAGAATATTGAATAACATCACAATCATCTTTTTCATAATGTGTATTTTCCGGAATCTGCTTAAGAGATACTGTAAAGGTAGTATCACCAACACTAACAACATTATACTGACCGTTGTACAAACTATTTTCGAATACTATCTCAGAATAATTTGCAACATCAGTGTCAGCAGTGCTGATATATCCAGACTTCTCTAAGTTATAATATAATTTTTCAGGTACTCCTTCAGAGTAGTTTAATGTCAATAAGGCGGTTGAAGATAGACCAACAGTTCCTACTCCTATAACAGAAAGAGACTCTGTGGTTGCAATAGAAACAAATTCCTTTGTAAAGTTTGAATCGTAATAAATTTTAAAGTCATATCCAAGTAATGAAGAATCTGAGAGGTTAAAAACTACATTATTATTTTTAGTAAATCTAATCTGTGGATTTACAAGACTAATTTTTTGACTTCCAGATCCTGTTCCACCTATTGAAACTGTATGAGGTGGAGAATTGAGAGAATCAAAGAGAGTTTCGCATAATTTAATTGTATTTTCATCAACTCTATATGTGAAATAATTGCCTGTTGATATTCCTGATGGTAAAGCACCCAAAGACTCATATAAAATTTTGTCTCCGGTTCTCAAATTATGAGAATTTATTGAAATAGTGTTTGTAATTGTATTAATTCCTGTTGAGTTAAATTCTAGAGGATTTAATACGATTTTTTGTGTTAGTGGATCTAATCTAACATTAACTGAAGTTGAAGTTCCAACTCCTACTGATAAGTCAGGTTTAACTTCTAAATTAATTTCATCTCCAATTCTTAGTTGGTGAGAAGTTGATACAGAAACAACGGAAAGTATCTTATCAACTTTTACTTTTACTTGAGGTAAATTTGATTCTATAGAATATTGATAATTATTTGTACCTGAAGATAAGAAGAATAAACCACCGGTTGTTGTAAGACCAACACTTGTTACAATACCAATATAATCTTTAGATTTATTAACAACATATACAACTTCAGAATTACCACTTAAAATATTAAATGACAGACTTACAGGAGTATTAGAAACTGATATTGCACTAGATCCAGATGGTTTTTTAAGAACAACTTGTTGATTTGTTTTGAATGGGTGATTTGGTAAAAATATACTTTGTGTTGGAATAAAAGTAGTGTATGTGGTAATTCCAATTTTATAATTTACAGAATCTCCAGACCCTGATGTAGTTCCAATTCCAATTGATTCTATTGGATTGAAATATATCTTAGAATTAACCTGAGAATCAAAATATGATGTAGATTTATTGACAGTAAATGAATCTGGAAGAAAATATACTGGAGTTGTTTGAGTATGGGATACTCCTGCACTTGATCTACTAACCCGTACAACTCCAAAATTTGAATAAGTATTCAGAACTGAAAAAATTTCATTTTCTATTTGAATACTACTACCAATTGAAATATTTTGGGGAACGGAAGTTAAATAGACATCAGTAACAATTCCAGTTAGACTGAAATTTGGAATATCCTTATCAAGAGTTGTAACGAATGTTGTTAAACCTACAGTATAAGCACCATTCAAATCAGAAACTTGAGTTGATAATCCGGATATATTAATATTATCTCCACTTCTAAAATTATGATATGGTGAAATATAAACTTTAACTTTACTTCCACTTTCCCATTCAATGATAGAATTGGTATAAGACTCTACCGTAGTATTAATATTAACAATATCTTTTCCTACTATTCTAGATACTTCTACACTAATTCCGCCTCCACCACTTGTGGTGTCGTCAAAAATTACAGAGTCCCCTATTGAATAGTCTAAACCAGATTTAACAATTTCAAATCCAGAAACACTTCCAGCAGACACCGATTCTACTAATGTTTTTTGCTGTATTATTTCATTTGACTCTACAATAAAATCATTTCCAGCATATTCTTCATTTACATTGTATGGTAAAGTATTTCTGAGAAGTTTTGAGTTATTAAAATTGAAAGACTGATTTAAATTAATATTTTCAAGTAAATATGAAGATCTGTATTCATTTCCTATGAAATATGGAAATTTACCTACAAGTTCACCATCAATGTTGGTTTCTGTTGTAGCAAAATATGCATAAACTCCTTCCGGAAAATCTTTAGTTTTTCCAAATCTTCCATTATACTGATCTAAATCCCCACTTTCAGTATACTTATAATCCTCAATAAAGTATCCGTAGGGAAAATCTACCGTAGAGGGTCTATTTTCCAAAGTAACGATGGAATATCCGGGTTGTAGTTTTTTAACAGATGAATTTATATCATTTGGATCAGAATATCCAAATGAACCATAAATTGGATTTCCATCATATGCCCATCCAATAATATCTGAGTGTTTCCCAGACAAATCTCCATTATCACTAAAATTAGTTTTTATATTTTGAGAATATCCAATAACTGCATATTCTAAATTATTATCATTTCCAATCAATACTTCACTTGATGGATTTCGATAAAATTCATTTTGAATTCCATACTTGTAAGAGTTATTAAGAGTTAGTTCTCTAACATTTACTCTTAATACTTCATTTTTACCTGATGAAACTGCTTTAATTGTTGTGTTTGTGGATGTATAACCGGTACCTGGATTTACAACAATTACATCTAATATTTTATTGTTAGAGACAACAGGTCTAATGATAGCACCTATTCCGCTTCCAGTAATAACTAAGTCTGGAGTGGAATAATATTCAGTACCTCCATATAAAACTTGTACGTCAGTTATTCTTCCATTTGTAATGGTTGGTCTAAACTGAGCATTTTTTCCATTTTTGATAATAATTTGAGGTCTCTTATGAACATTTAATGTTGTTGACCCATAGTCAGATCCTTTATCATAAACATAAACTTCAGAAATTTTACCTCTTATAACTGGAGTTGCATTAATTACTCCTCTGACTTGAGTGCTTCCGAGACCAACAGAAGAATATTCTACTTTTAACTTGATATCTGGATATTTAAAAGTTTGATATCCACTCCCAGTTGAAGTAAACTTTACATAATTTTTTCTTTGGTAATTCGAAGTATTTGTACCACCAATGCCAGCATTGCAAAGTCTAAATTTATCAGAATTTAATTTTAGAATTGTATAGTTATTGGATGTTGAAAGACCAGAAATTGTGGATGTTTCATAATCATAAGAAACAATCTCACCATCACCAAACCCGTGATTTTTAAATGTTATGGTATGATCATAAGTAGAAATACCAATTGGAGATACTCTAAGTAATCTATTTGCGTATCCAGACCCACCATTAATTACTGAAATGCCAGTAAGTTTATTTTTAGGTTCAGTTTTAAACTTTTGAATACCAGAATTTCCGATAGTTGTAAATCCTACCGTATTAATTCCTGTATTGTAATCAGAAAGTGATTGGTAGATTTCAATTGTTGTATCGTTTATAACTTTAGTGTAGTAAGTATTACCGCTTATTAAAGTTTTGGATTGATTTAGATTTGAACCATTAAAAGTTCCCACTCCAATTGCAGAATTAAAGTTACTATCATATACTATTGGTTGTCCATTAATTAAGTTATGAGTTGAAGCAAAGGAAATTCTATCATTAACAATATTCAATCCACCACCATTTGGAATTGTTCTGGCATCAAATTCAATCTCTCTAATGCTTTTTTCAATGATTGGACTGAAACTTGCCCCAGATCCATTCCCACCTGTTAAAGCAACTGAAACAATTACATCAATATCAAAATCTTGAGGATCTACAAATATTTTTTGAACAGATCCGATTACCACAGGTTGGATAAGTCCATCACCATAGGATAGTTCTAACAAAGGAGGATTAACTACATCAAAATCTTCACCACCATTTAGAACGTCCACATTTTCAATTGGACCATAATAAATCTTATCATTTGTTTTAAAACTGTATATTTCAACACCATTTTTCAACATTCCAATTGAACCAGGAAGTGTTTGATGATTTTCATTACTTCCTAAATCAGGATTTAATTTAAATTTTTTAAATACTTTTTGCCCTGAGATTTTATTTGTTCTTTGGGAATATAATGTAAAGTTATGTATTCCTGAAGGTGTTGAAGACTGACCTTCTCCAAAGTAAACAAAGTCATCAGTTCCAACTACAGGTCCACTTAAATATAGTTTAACTTGTCTCTTATTACTTAAAACTTCTACAAAATAACTTCCTTCACTTAACCCAATTATTGGGTTGTTCTCATCTGGAGAATAAAAAACTCTATCACCACTTATAAAAGAAACTTCAGTATTAAAGTCAATGATCGAGTATGATTCTGTATTGGAATCATATCCAGTTAATTCAAAAACATTATATCCAAATACATCAACTTGTATTTGATATGATGGTAAGGAATTGGAAGCAACATAAAAATGATCAGGTCTTTCAATATAAACATTTTGAACATCAGATATTACTTTATTGTTTCCAAAATCAATAGGAACAATTGAGGAAGAAGCTTTCTTAATTCTTCTTCTAACATCATATTTGTCTAATGGATTCAGTAAAGATGTGCTTACATTAATTGTAACTACATTCCCCGAAACGAAACTTACAGTAACATTTTCAAATCCAGAAATTACAACTTCAGTATTTCTCTGTAAAATTTCAACAGAATCGCCAACAGTTAGACTGGATGAATCTATATTTGATTTTGTAGTAATTGTATTTCCCACAAAAGATTCAATTTGATATCTTGAACTTGTGTTGTAAATCCAAGAATTTGCAAATATTTCTTTTGTAGTATTTCCTTTTCTAATTACTTCTCCAAGATTTTTTGGAGAAATAATATCATTATCTAACAATTCATAATTTACAGTTTCAATATCAAGATCAGATAATACTCCAGTAATTCTAAACTCAACTTTTTTAGTTAGATCACCATCTTCATAACCGTAATAAGTCTCATTCGAAATTAAAGATGACGTTTTTGGTATTGTTATTGAATTTGAAGATTTTACATAACAACCTAAAAATTGATTTACACTTTTATCCGAATAGACAATTTCATTAGATCCAAAGAAAATACTTCCAGAGTTATCAAATCCAACAGTAGAATCAACACTGATAATAGTTGTTCCACTTTCCAATGGTGTTACAATTACTTCTTCAATAACTTTAGTATTTGGTGTGATACCAAATGTTCCAGTGACATTTGGATAAGTATCATCATATCCAACAAAAAAATTAAGTTTATAGTATGTTACACCATTTCGAGTAATAGTTTCTACTTCAGATACGGCAGCACTTGTAAATTCGTCTGTCGTTTTTTTAATTGTTTGACCAACTAGTTTTGTTGGGTTTCCAGAAATACTACTTATAATTGCAACATCCCTTCTGATATATCCAGCATCAGAAGGTTTGATTAAAAATCTTTCAAGATTAATTACACTTGGGGTTTCCCCATATAAAACATTGAACAAAATTCTAAAAGACTCTGGAGTCCCCTTAGATTCATATAAAGTTCTTGCTTCTTTTATAAAGTTACCAACATCAAGATTTTCAGTAAAATCTAATCCTTCTAGACCTGGAGTTAAACTAAATTTTATTTTTTTATAAAATTCCTGTAAAAAGAGAGAACTTAAGTTTTGTACTGAAGAACCAGATGTATGAGAAGTCGCAGAAGATTGAGTAAAAACTAACTCACTATATTGTAAGTCTTTATGATAGTTTGTAACGCCACTAAATCCTCTAACACATCCAGTAAAAGTATTACCTGATATGGAAGTATATGTAATTATTTCTTCATTAATTTTTAAAAGTCCATATCTTGCAGGAAATCCTCTAGTGCTAGATACAGAAATATTAACCGCAGAAGAACTAATATTTTCCTCAAGAGTTGTATAACCAACAACTACTTCTGGAGTAAGATTGTCAAGTTCAATATATTGATCTAAATTTTCGGAAATATCTACAGGACCACCCTGATATTCTTGAGAAATATAATATTGCTTTAAAAATTCTGCAGCCTTTGGACTTTCATCTAAGATAAACTCTGGAAGCTGACTATCAATTATCTGCTGTATTTTTACCCTAGATTCAAAACCCGTTTGTATCATATTACGACCTCATTAATTTCCCGTTTGAGTAACTTGAACGATACGAATTTTTTGTAAAAACAGTACCGGAGATATCCTCTCCAGACGCAATTGTATCCTTTACCATATTTATTTGACTTTTTGAAACATCAAAAGAAACATAAAGATCTTTGAGACCAACAACGTCATTTGACTCTGGATATGCTTGTATTTCGATTAGATCATTTTCTAACTCTGTAGATGTAATTGTAACTGTATTAAGAGTTATTTCCCCATTAACATAATTAACAACTCCAGCAGACTCAACAACTACAAAAGGTTCTAATGATGTAGTGTTAATTCCTGCGGAGGTTTGCAGTGGTTTTACAATTGAAATGACTCCGGTTTTACCATCAGGATTTGGAGTATCTGTAAGATACACAGTGTCCGACTGATTTAAAATTTTAAATCCAGTTGACTTGATGTTATATGCAATATTATTAGATTTTTCATTTACATGAAATTGATTTCCAAAACATATCTCATATTGAGCTGGTCGATTGATAAGTGCCTTCAAGTCTCTTCTAATTCTAACTCTAGTAATATTTGAAGTAATTGATGTGTCAGTATTATCAATTACTTGAAGAAGTTTGCTATATTTAAATCTTCCGCCAAATTTATTTAAATCAACAGATTGTGAATATTTGTTAAGTGAATTAGTTATTCTTGTCTTTAAATCAGAAACACTTCCAACTTGATTATAGTTATAATAAACATAAGACTCAACTTCGACATAAAGTATTTTAAGATCTATTATTTTAGGACGTATTCCAGAAACGCTATATTGTATTAATTTTGAAAGTATTTGTTCTTTATCAAAATCTGAAACAAATGTTCCATTTTTTGGTTTAATGCTAATTGATACAGTTCCATACTCTGGAGGATCTAATTCTTCTCCACCAACCACTGAAACTGATTCTGCATTTCCATATATCTTCGATTTGATAATTGTTTCATAATCACTTGCTGTTACTGCTCTATATTGAGAGGAGTATAGGCGAGGAGCAAAATAGCGAATAGAATCAATTGTTTCTATATCAGACCCATTTTGGGCATTTTGATTAGTAGTAACTGTAATTGTGTTTGTTGCGATGACATTCCTATCATCTGCGTCTTTAAAAGATCCGGCAAAAGTAAATGAATCTGCTCCATTCCCATCTTTACCACTTGTGACGATATAATTTGTAGTAATAACTGAGGAGTTTTCAAGTTTTTTACCAAATATTCCATCTCCAAAAAGAAGTTGATACTTTTCGTCTTGAACTTCTTGCACTAAAAAGATTTCTGAACTTGAATTGACATTGAAAATATTATCAACCAAAGAATATAATGATCCAAGACCACTATCACTTAAACCTTTCACATATACTCTAATTGTTGAAGTATCAATGAAAGGGTTATCAAGAACAAATTTTTGATCTAATGATGCATCAACTGTAAATTTTTTAGTTAAAAATGTCCCTTCTCTAATCGTAATATTATCAAATGTTGCAACTCCATTTACAACAGGAACTGTGATACTTTGTGGAATTGAAAATACATATGAAGATCCTCTCACGAGACCTGTGCATACTAATCCAGGTTGTAAAGTAACAGAAGAAGTATATACTGGAGTGCCGTCTTGTAGTGTTTGATCTGGATCTACAGTTATACTAAATGATACTATTGCACTAGCAGCATTTCTAGAATAAGGAACATATCCAATATTTCTGGCAAGTGAAACAACATTTTCCCTTACAGTTGCAGAATCCAAAAAGGATTCATTTACAACCATATTAGAGTTAAATGCTGTAATATAGGTATTATACGCTAATGTGTCAATTAAAACAGAAAAATTTGATCCTTCAAAATCAAAGTCCGTAAATGTTGAGTTGGCACGGAGATAATCTTTGATTGAAGTTTTTATCTGATCAAAATCTAAATTTGTAAATTGAGTAAAAGGCATTTTATCTTGTTGCCTCTAATATGAATGAAAATTGCTGTACTGGAGTTTCTTGACCAATAATTTCGAACGTAATTGTAACTTCAAATTCGTTTAAATCTGGAATTGGATCAACTTGAACAATCACATTTGTAACTCTTGGTTCATAATTATTAATAACTTCAATAATTTGATCTTGAACAGTAGAAGCAGTTGCATAATCAACAAAATCAAATAAACTGCTTCTTACATTTGATCCCAAATTTGGATTAAAAAATCTTTCATTGGGAATTGTTTCTACAAGATTGCGAACAGAACGAATAATTGCACGCTGATTAATCAAAACTGGCAGATCTTTTGTCACAGGATGTGGATCAAAAGACAGACTAATATCCTTAAATGATCTAGATATTCGAGTTACTGCCATTGAGTATAAAATTTCTTGGATTATTTATGCTCATTTCCAAGAAGAACCATAGTTAGGTTCTGTGCCATACTCCCAATCATCATAATCATCATCATTTCGAATTTTTTCATGCAACTCTTGTTGTTTTTTTAAGTCATGCTTTGGTGCTAGATCATGCATCACTTCCTGAATGACTCTTTTTGGTGGATTTCCATCGTAATCAGTAATTAAACGACGAGTTCCCCACATTTCTCTCATATAATTTGAATCTCGATCTACGGGTAAATTAGACATTTGTGCTCCTGTTTTTGTTAAAAACAGAACTTTTATGAAGGAGGTTCCTATCTCCTTACTTATATTTAACGATGAACCTCTCTTAAGTTATAATTATCTGAATCTAGGTATTTGAGTATTTCTAAAGCAATTAATTTTGGATTTCCTTCACCACATGTATAAACATCGATGGCAATACAACCTTCTTCAGGCCAAGTGTGACAAGAAACGTGACTTTCTTCAAGAGCAATGACGATAGTGCATCCCTGAGGATTAAAACAATGTGAAAAAATGTTCAAAATTGTCATTTTTGCACGTTTTATTCCCCTTTCCATGACTTCTTGAAGAGATGTTGAGTCATTAAGAAGAGAAAAATTGACATTATATACCTCTAAAAGGAGGTGTTTACCCATCGAAAATCTGTCCAATTCAGTTTTGTGCAAAAAATCTATTTATTTGACCCAAAAACCGACTCTATCGTAACTTTTTGATTCGATAAATCGATATCCTTCATAATTTTCTTCTATTTTTTTATTCCAAACCGGAATTGCAATTGAATTATTATATCTAAAGTTTGGATTTCTACGAAATTGCACTTCAATAAGTTTACCACCAATGTATTCGCAGTTAATCCAATCATAATTTCCAACCAAATTTTTTAAAATGACGGGAAAATCTAATTTTCTATTCACTTTTTCCCATTTTTTCCACTTGTAAATCGGATCTTCATGATCCCGAGTGCCTAATATTGTCAATTTTTGTTCTTGCTTATAATAATCAACACTTAAATGCTCACCTTCGAAGATTTCACACCAAAATTCAGAAGGATGAAAGTCATCAGTTGTTTTTTCTATCCATTCTTTACGTGCAAAGCGACTCATTCCAAATAAATTGAAGGAAGGTCTCACAATATAAAAGTCGGGTTTAGGAACTGTAGTCCCAGAAGGACCACAGATATAACCTAAACGCCGACTTAGAAACAATTTATTATAAACCCATAAATCTTCAGAATGCATATGATTCCATTCATCATCACACTCTAAAAGATACATTATCCTTTTCCCTGACCCCTATACTTTTTACGAGC